TAACACCAACTTCAACGGCCTCATCCAGGCTGTCCCCGACAAGCCAGGTACAGCTGCGTTCCTTGAGAGCACAGCTAACGGCATGACCGGCGTGTTCTACGCTCAGTACAAAGTAGCTAAGAGCGGAGAGAGCGGCTACGAGCTGTTCTTCAGCGCATGGGTGGAGAGCGAAGAGTACCGCGACGACACCGTGCCAGCTAACTTCGTTAGGGTGCCTGAAGAGGACGCTGTAGTCGAACTAGCTAAGCGGCTCTACGACATCGACGTTGACGACGAGCAGCTCTGGTGGCGCAGGCGAAAGATTGCCATCAACGGCGCGGATATGTTCAAGCAGGAATACCCGCTGACCCCAGAGGAAGCCTTCATCTCGACCGGCCGCCCCATCTTCAACCCTGACTACATCGTTGAGCGCCTGAAGACCCCCAAGACCCCCATCAAGACGATGGCTGTTGAGGAAGTCTACGACCACGAGACCGGAAAGCGACTACCGCTACGCAAGCTGCGGGATCACCCCCGTGGTGAGCTTAAGGTCTACTACGAGCGTGACCAGAAGGAGACTTACACAATTGGAGCAGACGTTGGCATGGGCCTTAGAGCAGGGGTTAAGGGCCGCCCTAGTGATCCTAGTGTTGCACAGGTTTTGGATAGCCAACTACGGCAAGTAGCGGTATGGCGCGGCACCGTTCACCCTGACGTTTTCGCTGATATCTTGGTGGCCTTGGGCTACCACTATAACGAAGCGCTACTCGTTCCCGAAAGAAACAACCACGGTCTCGTGACCTGTGTTGAGCTGCGGGACCAACAGTACCCCAACATCTATTTGGATGTGTCTGAGGGCACTGTTGAAGCCGACAAAGAGACATTGAATCTCGGTGTTTTTACTTCCGAGAAGACGAAGCCGCTGATGATCGACAAGTTGCGTGCATTCGACCGCAACAAGGAAATCGAAATCAACGACAAGCAAACGCTCGAAGAGATGCTGACCTTTGTGGTCACCGAGAGCGGCAAGATGGAAGCCGAAGGCGGCGCACACGATGACTGTGTGATGAGCCTAGCACTCGCTGCTTATGCCAGCGACGGCAAATGGGAAGCCATCAACGTCACCGATGAATTTTACACGAACGCTATTTAGTTAGTTTTGAGGACGTATGGCTAAAGGCCAACTGACGGACGACGAGATTTTAGCCCGCGTCCTAAGCAAATCACAAGACGCCGTGGGCTGGGTGCAAGAGAAGCTGAGCATCGAGCGCGAGCGCGTAGCTAAGTATCTCAACGGCGAATGGCCCAAGCGAAACTCTGAAGGCTCTTCCAGCTTCACTTCGCAAGACGTTTACGACAGCGTGAAGATGCAGCAGGCGCAGCTGCTTGAGGTGTTCGCTACCGGCGACCACATCGCCAAGTTCGACCCCGACAATCAAATGAGCGTTGCGGACTGCTTGGTTGCTACCGAGTACGCATCCTACGCCATTTTCCGCAAGAACAACGGTTACCAGATATTCTCGGACATCGTCTACAACGGCCTCACGGCCCGCGCGGGCGTGTCAAAGGTCTATTGGGAAGAGAGCTTCGAATACTCGGAAGAGAAGTTCGAAGGTATTGACGAACTGACTGCACACGGCCTTGCCGCGCAGGAAGACGTTGCCGAGTTCGAAGCTACGCAGGACCCTATGGGGACCTACAGTGGCACGCTGATCCGCAAGGTGGACAACAGCCATGTAGCTATCGACGTACTGATGCCGGAAGAGTTCCTTATCGAACCTCTGGCCCGGTGCATCCTTGACGCCAGCTATTGCGCCCACCGCACGCCGAAGACGCGGGCGGACCTGATCGACATGGGCTACGACAAGAAGCTTGTCATGTCGCTGCCGACAGACGACGCCAAGGAGCTTCTGTTCTCCCCGGAAGTCCTGGCTAGGACCGGCCCGACCAAGTCGGCAGAGACCTACGACAGCGCTATTCAGTCTGAGTTGGACTACCTCGTGTACTACGAGAGCTACGTCCGTATGAAGATTGACAACGCGAAGGGCGTCCGTCTCTACAAGGTCTGCCACGCAGGTAACAAGCTGCTCGGCAAGCCGGAGGAGGTCGATAAGGCCCCCTTCATCGCTTACGTGCCCCTGCCCGTCCCCGGTGTCTTCTACGGCGATAACTTCGCTGGCCGGGTAATCCCGGTACAGAACGCAAAGACCGTGCTCATGCGCGGCGTGTTGGATCACACTGCCATCACCACGAACCCGCGCTATGCGGTCGTCAATGGTGGCCTGATGAACCCGCGCGAGCTTCTCGATAACCGCCTCGGCGGCATCGTGAACGTTCGGCGTCCGGACAGCGTTGCGGCACTCCCGCAGGCCAACCTGAACCCGTACATCTATCAGACGCTCCAGCTGCTCGACACTTCTAACGAGAAGTCCACGGGCATCTCTGCGCTGTCACAGGGTCTCAACAAGGACGCCATCAGTACCCAGAACTCTCAGGGTCTGGTGGACAACATGATGAAGGCGAGCGGTCAGCGAGCTAAGATTATGGCCCGCAACTTCGCCAACAACTTCCTTGTGCCCCTGATGATTGAAGTCGTCCGGTTGGCCATCCTGCACGTCAAGCAACCTGAGTTCATTGAGGTTGCCGGGGCTCCGCTCCAGTGCAACGTCCATCAGTGGACCGACCGCAAGACTTGCACCGTTAGCCAGCACCTCGGCTACGGCGAGAAGGATATGGCGGCGGCTGAGCTTGGACAGGGTTACCAGATGCTGGCTAAGGACCCGGCGCTAGTCAACATGTTCGGCCCGCAGCAGCGTTATCAGATGCTGTCGGACATCGCGAAGCTCAAGAGCTTCACCCGCTGGCCCGCGTACCTCGATCCCAACGCACCGCCTCCGCAGCCGCAGCCTGATCCGATCAAGATGCAGGAAGCACAGGCTAAGCAGATCACCGCACAGGCCACCGTCATGACCGCGCAGAGTGCGCAGGCCAAGGAACAGCGGCTGGTTATGGAAGGTCAGCAGAAGAATGATCTGAAGCGTCACGACCTGACGATGAAGATTCTCGACCATGACCGGACCAACAACCGGCAGGACGCTGACACGGCGCATCGCATCATCCACGACGAAGCAGAACTTGAGCTTCAGAAGGCACAAGTGGCCCTTCAGCACCACAACGCTGAGGAAGACCGCACGGTCGCCATCCAAGCGCAGAACAACAAGCAGGCTAACAAAGGCCACTGATGGACCTGATCCCTTACATTCAACGTATGATCCAGCAAGGGGGCACCGCTTTGGTGCCCTCGGGCCGTGGGCTCCAACGCACCTATGGGGAGTTCTCAGAGCTACCTTATGGGATTGGGGGCCCATCCCAGCGGCCCGGGCTCGGGTACATCCACAACGGCGAGGTGCAACCACCGCCCCGTGAGACCTTCGGCAAACCAGCTACCCGTATGGGCCCGCTGATCGAAGGCGAGCTAGCTTCGGCCCCTGCGTCCCTCGCGGCCCGCGCAGGTACTGCGTTGGCGGCTAGCCGGGGCAGTATGGCGGCTATGGCCAACCCGCTGCTCGCAGCCATCATGGGCTCACTCCAGCCCGACCTGCTGAAGAACCACAACGGCTACTTCAACAGCCCCAACGTGCAGGTAGCCTCGCGCTTCGGCGCTATGGCTCCTCCCAGCGCGCAGCCTACGCCCGCTCAGGGCCCGGCTATACCTGGCGGGCAGGTGACGGGCTCGCCGCTTCCAGACGTCCCGCAGGCGCCCACGTTCGCGGAGCGCTTCGGAAACATGGACCCCGCAGCGCTAGCTAAGGGCGACCGGCTACCTATGTCGCCCAACCAGTACGTGGCTCAGAACTTCCCGCAGACTATGGCGCAAGCCCCGGCCTACGCACCGCCCGACCCCAACAGGGGAAACATGACGGTGCCGGTGCCCCAGCCAAGGCCCGCAGCTGCTCCACAGGCGCCCGCTCCCCAACCGGAAATGGGCTTCTTCCAGCGCAACGCGGCGATGATGCGCGACCCGGTGACCGGGATGTTCATTGATCCCTCGGGCGCAGCTAGGGCGCAACAGCAAGACCAAGGCGGCCTGATCCAGCGGATGCTTGGCTACCTCGGAAACAAGGCTAACACTTGAACGACGATACCGTAATGGCCCTCGGGGAGTTCTGCAAAGGACTCCTCGGGGACGAGCGCTTCACTGCGCTGATCCAGCTATTCGGCCAGCAGATGGCTGCCGACATGCTCAACACACTGCCCCACGAAGCCAAGAAACGTGAGGGCATCCACGCTGCCTACTCGGGCTTTACCGAGTTCACGAGCCTCATGAGCAAATTCGCTGAGGCCGCAGAGACCCTAGCTAAACAGCAGGCTCTCGCAAACCAACCCCCTGACTGACAGAGCTAACTATCCTTATGGACGTTACTGAAGATTTTGAAGACAACGGCACTAATGCCTTTCTGAAGCTTTTGGACGCTGAAAAGCCATCCGACGAAGAGCGCAAAGAGGGCGAGACCGAAACTGCGAAGGCAGTGGAGGACACGGAAGCTGAAACCGCAGCTAACGAGAACGACGGTGAAACTGAGGACGCGGAAACGTCATCCGAAGACACTGAAGAGACCGAAGGCGAAACTGAAGAGACCAAGGCGACTGAGAAGAAGTACGCCGACGATGAGGGAACATACGTCAAGGTCAAAGTAGGTGAGGAAGAACACGAGGTCGCCGTAAAAGACCTCAAGCGTCTGTTTGGCCAAGAAGCCAGCCTGACGAAGAAATCCCAAGAAGTCGCTGAGCGCACCAAAGTCGCTGAGCAGGCGCAGGCGAAGAGCCTCGCTGCACTCGACGTCATGGTGAAGCGTGCGCAGGAAGCAGCTAACCCCTACCGGAACGTGAATTGGGCAGCCTTGATGAAGGACCCCACCGTTTCCGCTGAGGACGTTGGCGCCCTGCAAGAAGCCGCGCGGGCTGCGTTTGAGAACGAGACGTTCCTTACGAGCCAGCTGGACGGCTTCATGCAAGAGGTGCAGTCGCAGCAGCAGGCCACACAGGCCGAAGCAGCTAAGGCGTGCATCAAAGCGCTCACTGACGAAGCGTCGCCCACCTACATCAAGGGTTGGGATCAGAAGCTCTACAACGACATGCGAACCTTCGCTGTGTCTATGGGAGCTAAGCAGCAGATGGTGGACAGCCTCGCTGACCCCTCCGCGTTCAAACTGATCCACATGGCTATGCAGTTCCACAAGGGACAGCAGAAGACCGTGACCCAGAAGGTCAACAAGGCTCCAAAGAAGATTGTGAAGTCCTCGACCGTCTCGGCACCTCCTAGCCAAGATACCAACCGCGCTGTCGGCCGCAAGCAGGCCGTAGCTAACTTGAAGAAGGCCGGGGGCTCCATGAATGCAGCCCAAGACGCCTTCATGTCGCTGCTCGGCAGTGACAAGTAATCTCGCACTTTTACCCACTTAGTTTCAGAAAAGACTTTCTACCACTATGGCTACTTTCCAGACCTATACCGAAGTCGGCGTTCAGGAAGACATCTCCGACATCATCACCAACATCAGCCCGCGCAAGACCCCGTTCCTGTCGAGCATCGGCAACGAGAAAATCCATCAGCCGCTGTTCCAGTGGCAGGAAGACTCTCTGCGCTCCGTGCAGGGCACGTCGGCTGCGGCTAACGAAGGCGCGGACCCGTCCGACATTACCGTTGTGCCGACCGTCATGCGCAGCAACCAGAGCCAAATCTTCGTTGAGGCGGTCAAGGTTGCAGGCACCGTGCAGGCCACGATGGCCTATGGCCGCGCCAAGGAGCTTGCTTACCAGCTGAGCAAGTCTTCGGCGGCGCTCAAGCGCGACCTTGAGAACGCCTACGTCGGCACCGCGCAGACCGGCAACGTCGGTTCGGCTTCGTCCTCGACCGCCCGCCTTATGGTCGGCGCGCAGGCGCAGATTTCTGCGGGCAGCACCGTCAGCCTCGGTGCCTCCACGGCCCTGAGTGAGTCCGCGCTGCTCTCGCAGCTGGGCGTTGCGTTCAATGCCGGTGCGGACCCGGAGCGCATTATGGTCACTCCGTCGAACTCGATTGTGGTTGCCGCGTTCGCGTCGGCTGCCGGTCGTTACCGCACGTTCACTGACTCCAAGTCGAACAACATCGTCAACACGGTGAACCTGTACGTCTCGCCGTTCGGTGAGCAGAAGGTTGAAATCAACCGCTTCATTAAGGCGAAGAACACGCTGATTTACGAACCGTCGATGTGGTCGCAGGCCACGCTTCGTCCGTGGACCCGCGAGACGCTGGCTAAGACCGGCGACGCCGAGAAGCAGATGATCATCGGCGAATTTAGCTTGAAGCATAAGAACTTCAACGCTGGTGCGCTGATCCTCGACAACACCTAATCTCAATAACCCAAACTATGGCTCTATTTATCAGGCTGTAGTTTGGGTTTCCTACTTTCCTTCTCATGAGGATACGAGGGGTGTCCCGCGACGGCGGGCCCCCTCACTTTTTTTATGTCTCAAGAAACATTTTTCGAAGAGCCTCAGCTAATCAATTCTCTGGTTAGCTTCGAGCAGGACGCAGACGGCAAGAACCTCTACGTCAGCAAGACCCAAGAAATCCCAGATAGCTTTCTAGCTGACTTAGCCGACAAGCGGTTAGCCAGCACCAACACGCGAGCCAACGACTTCTACCAAGTCGCCTCGATCCCAATTGCTGTCGTGGATGACCTCCTTACCAACTACGGCTTCGACGTCATGACCGCGCCTGTCCGCGAAACCATGCGGATGCTGAAGAAGCTTGAGTTGGACCGTTTCCTCGCGACGCAAAAGCGCATTTGATCTAGGACGCAAGCACAGTGAACCTCAGCCAGCTAACGGCGCAATTCCTCTCGTTAATGAACCGCAGCGACCTGAATGCAAATCCAGCGCTTGCGACCACCTTTATCTCCCAATCCATCATGAGGTTGCAGCGCGAACTGCGCGTTCCCTTCATGGAGACGGTTACCCGCTACACGATCCCCAACACCTTCGACCCCGGGGTGGGACTTGTGATCCCTGCGGACCATCTTGAGCTAATCGACCTCAACGTTGATACCGATAACGACGGCATCCCAGACTACCCGCTACAGCGTGTGCAGCTGAAGGAAGCCATGTCGCGCTCCCAGCTAACCGGGGCAATCCCGCAGGTATTCGCTCGGCGCGGTGGTTATTGGGTCCTCGGACCCCAGCCCGCAGTGGGCTCGATAATCGAGATGGTCTACTACGCCGCCTTTACCCCCCTCGTGGCGCCGACAGACACAAACGCACTCACAACGGCAGCTTGGGATGTTGTGGTGTACGGGGCGCTCGCCGCTGCGGCAGACTACTACAACGACGACCGCAGCCAAATGTTCGAGGCCCGCTACAGCCAAATCACCCAGAACCTGCAAGCTATGGCCGACGCTGACGAGTTGACCGCAGACGCCGCCGTGCGCCCTGCGCTCCTCTACAGCAACGACTGGTCTCAATCTGACGGAATGGTCTGGTAATGAATATTTCATCCCTAGTGGCAGCTAACGCTGACCGCTGGACTAAGGTGCGCGTGACGGGCACAGGATTTGTGCAGGTAGCTAAGCGCCTCGTCGCACAGAAGAGCCGGTATGTCGCCGTCGAGAAGACCACGGGTGTTCCTTGGTTCATCGTCGCTGTCATCCACGAGCGCGAGGCGTCCCAACGCTTCGACACGCAGCTGGGCCAAGGCGACCCTCTCAACCGAGTGAGCACCCACGTCCCCAAGGGGCGCGGGCCGTTCTCCTCTTGGGAACAGGGTGCCTATGACGCCCTCGTGCGCTGTGCTCCCTACGCGAGCCGCTGGCAGGATTGGAGCCCCGGTGGCGCACTGACGCTGCTGGAGCAATACAACGGCCTCGGCTATGCCGGTAAGGGCCGCCCGTCGCCCTACGTGTGGGCCGGGACCAACCAGTACGTCTCAGGCAAGTACGTTGCCGATGGCGTCTATGACGCAACGGCGGTGGACAAGCAGCTGGGCTGCGCCGGTCTCATCATCGCCATGCAGGCAATGGACCCCACAATCCAGTTCGGGCCCCACGCTTACCCCGCGACCCACGATGCCACTGAGCATCCTGCGGCGCCCGCAAAGGCCCCTGCGGCCCCTGTGGTGACTCCAGCGCCCGCCCCTGTACCGACGAAGCCCTCGCTGGCCAACACCATCAGCATCGTCCTCAACGCCATTCGTGGCCTGTTCAAGAAATAACAATGCACCTTCATGTTCTCTGGGACGCACTGAAAAGCTCCAAGCTGTTTCAGGCTGGCGCCCTGCTTATTGTATTCAGCGGACTTGCTGAAGCGTGCGACCAAATCGGGGCCGTTGATTTGTCAGCGGTCCCCTACATCGGAAAGTACGCCCCGGCCATCGTGGCTAGCGTCGGCTTAGCTAAGGTGGGCTTCCGCGTCCTCGCGGTCCTGCTGTCGGCCTATCAGGCCCGGAAGGACCCTGCGGAATGAGTTGGCTATTCAGTCTCCTCACAAGCCTCCCCGGCTTCCTCAATGGTCTCCTCGCATACCTCAACAAGCGGCAGGACACAGCAGCTGCGCGCAGCGCTGACGCCAAGGACGTAGCTAACACGGTCGTCCAGGCGGAAGTGTCTCGCGTCCAAGCGGCGGCCTCAGTGCTGCAAGTAGCTATGGGCCATCCGGTCTTCTGGATTGCTTGGGCTCTCGGGGTGATGCCTGTGATGCTCTACTACGGTGCCATCTTCTGGTCCTCGACCTTCCCGGCCCTCGGCTGGACTGTGCTCAAGGCTCCCGCTGATGCCCTCGACTTCGCGCACCAAATTACAAGCTGGATGTTCGGCATAGCTGGTGCTTCCTCCCTCGTAGCTGGTGTCTCGGCGGCATGGGCAAAGAGAGTCTAATGGACCACGCAACCAACGCCACGGCAGGCGTCGGCCTCGCTCAGTATTTCCTAGCGCTGCCGCTCATTAATCCGTTCCTCCAGACGCTCTTCCTCTTCGTGTCGGTCATCTGGGTTGGGACGCAAATCTATTTCAAATGGTTTCGGAAAGACTCTAAGTGAGCAAGAACCTCAATTCAAACTTCGCTACCTCGCAGGCGACTATTGGCACCACTCCGACGCTTATCCTCGCCCAGCGTTCTGGCCGCGACACAGGCGTCATTGAGAACACTGGTACCACGCCGGTATACCTCGGCAATGCGAGCGTGACCGTGAACAACGGCCTTCTGCTCCCGGGCGTCCTCGGTGCAAGCGTCGCCCTTGAGACCACGGATGCCGTGTATGGCATTGTCGCCTCGGGTACTCAGGTGGTTAGCGCCGTCGAGAACTTCTAATGGCGCCGACGAACATTTATGTTCCGGGTGTCCCGTCGATTGGGAAGAACAGGCGTAGGGTCCTTGGGGGAAGCGGTACGCCCGTTGTCCCCGGCAGCACGCAAATTGTCGCGTTCAATACCGTCACGGCGATGGCATCTTCCACGGCATCTACCGACGCCGCGCGCTGCCGCATGATGCGGACCTACCACAAGACCGGCAACAAGCCGCTCTCTGAATTGCAGCTTGCTACCAGCGCATACTATGTCGATATTTCAGGCGGCACAGGCACAACGGCGGGCCTAGAAGTCACGACCGATAGCTACACTGTAGAAGCCTCGATTGAAATTCCTTCAGCCCCGACACCGGGTCCGATCCGTGTGACCTTCTCTGCGTCTAACACAGGCACCGTTCCGGCTGCTTCAGGTCTATTTCTGAGCGACGCGGTTCCGGCTTCATCGTTCGGGCTGGCCAACATTCCGGCAGGAACAGAGCTTTACGTAAAGCTTCATATGGTCATCGCCCTAAATGGCGTGTGGTCGATCAACAGTGACGTTCCGCTCGTCAGCACGAATGCCGAGAACGGCTATCTGGCTCCGAGCGCTTCGACCTCGCAGGTGATGAACGCAGGGCTGCTAACGCTTCCGGCCAGTGGCGCTTCGTCCACGGTTCGTCCTCCGCTCATCGGCATCCTTGGCAAAGCCTACGGCTCGATGCCAGCGATGATCGTTGGTCAAACCAGCATCGCGAACTGGCAGAATGACAATCAGGGTGTTGGTAATACCTCGGGCGGTTTCGTTGCTCGCGCTGCGTATTCGCTGAACGGCTACCCGTTGCCGTGGGCCAAGCTCACCACGGGCGGCTCTACGTATGCGGCTCTTGTCGCCAGCGGCGCGAAGCGGGCGCTGATGTACCCCTATGCCAACATCTTCATGATGGACGGCCCGACCAACGACGTGTTCTTCAGCCGCACGCTGTTGCAAATCGAAGGCGACATGCAGACGGTATGGGGGCGCATCAAAGCCGCTGTGCCAACCGCCAAGATAGTCACCTCCAACATCATCCCGCGCACGACTTCAACGGATAGCTGGGCGACGGAGGCTAACCAGACGCCGCGAACCGGCTTTGAACTCAACGGCATTGCGGACCAGTTCAACACTTGGATCGCGACGCAGGCGGGCACGGCCACATTTGCCAACGTTGACGTTCGGTCTCAGGTCAAGGGTACTGATCCCAACAAGTGGATAGCCCCCGGAGAGACTACAGACGGCACGCATCCCGGCTCTCCGGCGTTGGTTGCTATGGCCAGCGTTACCCGTACCGCGCTCGCGTCTG